CGTATAATATATGTTCTGAGTGAGGATACTAAATGAAAGATTTTATTGAAAAAGCAAGTGCTTGTTATTACTCTGGTGCTCCGATTATTTCGGACGAAGAGTTTGACGCTCTTGTTAAAAAGTATAACTACGATCAAGTGGGCTATCAGGTAACTGATGGAGTTCCACACCTGTATCGTATGTACTCTCTTCAAAAAGTTTTTAGTTTAGACGATATTCCGACACCTAACGCTAAGTACATTCGTACTCCTAAGTTAGATGGCGCTGCTGTGTCTTTACTTTATGTAAACGGACACTTTGCACTCGGATTGACACGAGGCGACGGTAATCTTGGCCGAGATATTACTACCAAACTTGAAGAGCTAGTACCTAGTATGATCCCTATGGAGGGAGAAGTGCAGATTACTGGCGAAGTAGTTTTGCCCTCGTCTGTCACCAATGCACGTAATGTCGCAGCGGGGTCGCTAAACCTCAAAGATATTCGAGAGTTTCGGGCTAGAGCCCGGGATTTAGTCTTTGTTGCTTACGACATACAGTTTGAAAATGACTACTCAAGCTATAATGAAATTATGAAGGCATTGGCCCATGAAGGCTTTAATGTTGTTACTACCTTCGACCACTCTAACTATCCTACGGATGGTTGGGTATACCGTATTAATGACCAGAAGTCTTTTAAAAAAATGGGATATACAGCTCATCACCCTCGCGGCGCTTTTGCTCTTAAAGAGCAGAAAGAGGGCGTACATACAGAATTACTCGATGTTGTGTGGCAAGTTGGCAAGTCGGGCGTAGTCAGTCCAGTTGCTATACTTAGTCCGGTCGAAGTGGAAGGTGCCATTGTGAGCAGGGCAACTCTACACAACATTGAGTACATTCGCAGCTTGGAGCTAGAGATAGGCTGTACCGTAGAGGTTATTCGGAGTGGAGATATTATTCCGCGAATCGTTCGCAGGGTAGACCTTCCAAAAAATAGTTCTTGACTTTTATCTCAGTTTTTCGTATAATATATTTTACATTTTCGGAGTAGTCTAAATGTTCAGAGAAATCGTACCACCAACGGAGTGTCCGTCTTGTAGTGGTGAGCTTACTTTTGTCCGTGATATTTTATACTGTCATAATGTCAGTTGCGCGGCACAGAAAGCTAAAAAGATTGAGCATTTTGCAAAAACTTTGAAGATTAAGGGCCTTGGCCCTGCTACCATCGAGAAGTTAGAAATCGAAGACTTTGACGAGATTTATTTGTTTAATATCGAAGAGCTTTGCCATAATTTAGGCGATAAACTTGGTACTAAACTATACGAAGAAATTTGGAACTCTGCTTCGGCTCCTCTCGACATGGTACTACCTGCATTTGGTATTCCCCTTATCGGAAAAACGGCAACGAAGAAGCTGTCTGAGACTGTGCAATCTATTACTGAAATTACACCAGACACTTGTAAGCGTGCCGGATTAGGGCCAAAAGCAACCGAGAATCTATGTAACTGGCTAGACAGTGAATTTTATTGTTTTTATGATGGAGCTTTGCCTTTCGATATGAAGTTCAAAACAAAGTCATTCAGTGAACATCTTGCAGAAGCCACCATATGTATAAGTGGTAGGCTAAAAAGTTTTAAGACAAAAGCTGAAGCAACCGACACATTAACTAATCTTGGTTATAATGTCAAGTCTAGTCTAACAAAAGATGTAACGATTCTTGTCAACGAGAGTGGTATTGACTCGTCAAAAACTAAACAAGCCAGAGAAGCTGGCGTAACTATTGTAACGGATTTAAAATCCTATCTGGAGAAAAAATATGGCACTTCCTAAGTGGACCGATGAGCGTACTGCAGAACTTACTTCCTTTGTTGGAACTGAGTCTCCAGTATCTCAAGAAACTGTAGCTGAAGCAGCGGATCGTCTGGAGACTTCTACTCGTTCTGTTTCTTCTAAGCTGCGTAAGATGGGCTTTGAAGTAGAGCTGGCATCTGCCCGCGCTTCTAAGTCTTTCTCTGAGTCTCAAGAGGCAACTCTTGTTTCTTTCCTCGAAAGCAACAGCGGTGAGTATACTTATGCTCAGATCGCAGATCACTTCGAGGGTGGAGCTTTTTCTGCTAAGCAATTGCAGGGCAAGATCCTTTCTATGGAGCTGACAGCTCATGTCAAGCCTGCTCCTAAAGTAGAGTCTGTAAAGACTTATTCGGCTGATGAAGAAGCTACTTTCATTAGCATGGTAAATGACGGCGCATTTGTTGAAGCTATTGCAGAAGCTCTTGGCCGCTCAGTAAATTCTGTTCGTGGTAAGGCTCTCAGCCTACTTCGTTCTGGGGATATTAATGCTATCCCTCGTCAAGAGACTACCAAGGGTACTTCAAAGGCTGACCCCTTCGAAGATATTGCTGACATTGCTTCTATGACTGTTGAGCAGATCGCAGAAACTATTGGCAAGACTGCTCGTGGTGTTAAGACTATGCTGACTCGCCGTGGTTTGGCTGCCGCTGACTACGATGGCGCCGCTAAGGCTGCTAAAGCAGCAGAGTAATTACCTTTAGGTAATGTAGCAACCGCAGCGGGGTCGTTGCGGTTGTTTTTTCGTGTTCGTTGGGGAGATATAATTGAACGTCGCTAGTGCGCTCATCAAGCAAGTTCTTACGCTTCAGGATTTTGAAACCTGGAGCTACGTGCGTAAGCACTACTTGCCAAAAGAGTACCACACTATATTCTCCGTCATTGATAAGCATTGTGACTCCTATCATAAACTTCCCTCTGTTGAAGAGCTGAAGCTATCCACACGGGATACTTCTACTCTTGATAAAATATATGCGATCGAAACTTTAGAGGTCGATACCGATCCTTATATACTTTTACAGTATTTAAAGAACGAGTTTACTCAGCGCGAGATTCTAACAGAGTTAGATGACTACGTAGAGAATTCTATCTCTTTCGAGGATGCCGAAGAAAGTGTTCAGCATCTACACGATATTATTCTTCGAGTTGAAGATAAAGTAGAACTCGAAGAACCTCAAGAGAGTATGCAACGTATCTCTCTATTCGAGGATGAAGAAGAGCTTGGAAAGTACCTGCGTCTTGGTTTGAATACACAATACGATAATCAGATTCAATTCTCCCCGAAGGATTTGATTCTTGTAGGTGGTCGCCGAGGCGCAGGGAAATCCCTTACCTGTGCGAATATTGCAAACTCCGTATATCAAGATGGTAAGTCTGCATTGTACTTTACTATCGAAATGGACTCCAGGTCTATTCTTCAAAGACTTTGCTCTATTGCTACAGAGGTGCCGCAAGGGCGCTTACGGTCTAAAAATCTCAGTGTAACCGAGTGGGAACGGGTTGCTGAGTGGTGGGCTGGTCGATTCCAGAGAGGGCAAAATCTCTTAGCTGAGTATAAAGAACATCGTAAATTCGATGACTTTCATAAAAAACTCACTTCTAGTTGTGAGTTAGATCCCACAAAACAACTTGATGTTATATACGATCCTTCGCTCACTTTGGGCAAGATTCGAACAGAAGTTGAAATGAAAGTAAAATCTTCTATGGATATTGGTGTAGTTATTGTTGATTACATTAATCAAGTTAAGCGGTCAAATGTCCCTAGTCGAAGCGGCCAGTATGATTGGACGGAACAAATAGAAGTAAGTAAAGCTCTAAAGTCCATGGCACAAGAGTATAAAATACCTTTCTTTTCTCCGTATCAAACTGATGCTACGGGTGAAGCAAGATTTGCAAAAGGTATTTTAGATGCGGCAGATGCAGCATTCTCTCTAGAGCCTTGGCAACACGAAGATGGTTGTGTAACCTTTAAGTGTGTAAAAATAAGAAATAATCAACCCATCGACTTTACCTCAACTATGGATTGGGAAACTCTGAAGATGGGTCCTGAGACTGCTCTAACTCCAGACCAACGAGAGGATGCCTCTCATAAAACCGGAGAAGAAATCCAGGATATATAAAAATATTTCTTGACACTCCCGTTGATTTGTAGTATAATATATACTTCGATCACGGGAGTTTTTTATTTATGGGAATGATATATGGATCATTGGGTTATGATGTCACAGGAAGAAAGAAGAAAGGTATGCGAAGAAAAACTGTATCTACTAAGATTAGGAGTGTCAGTGTCCCTCGCGGAAATAATTGCCGCAGGAGTACCCCAGACTACCCCTCGGTTCCCGATACAGTTGGAGTTGCCCCTCGAGTGGACCCGCCACGTTACACCGGAACACTTGTTAAAGGTATCGGAACCATGCACAAATCAAATGCCGTTCCAATCATAGATGAACAACAAATGAAAGATATTGCAAGGATGAGACGATGAGAAGCGTACAGTACGGTAGAGAGAATACCGGAGCCGAACATGGTATAAAAGGAGGGCGTCCTAGAGTTTGGAACTGGGAGTTGATAGAAGAAGTCATGGTAGAGCTAGGATTAGACCCAAACTCTAACAAGCCTAAAGGCAACGATTATATGGAAGCTTTGACTCCCGGGACTGCCTTAAACATTTGGTTTCTAGAAGAGTACGGAGCCCTACCCAGTCGTAAAACTTTATGGAATTTTCTATCTCCAAATGGAGCAAGAAAAAAAGCAAGTACAGCAGCTAGAAATAAAACAAATCATAAAGCTAGAAGGAAAGAAACTTTTAGAGGAAAGCTATCTAAGAAGCTATCTCACAGTAAAGCTAGAAAAAAGTTTGAAGATAGAGAAAAAACAGCAACACTAGAAAATGTTTTGGACGTGTTAAAAAAAGAACAAAATCTAAGCAGTGATCAAACTTCTTTAGTATGTCGTTATACAGGAATAGAAATTGATTTAATAAATGATAATTGGCAGTTGGATCATATAGATCCTGACGGGGGACACACTGCAGATAATGTTTGTATAACTCTTGAACAAATAAATCAAATGAAAAATTGTTGGACAATAGAAGAAACGTGTGATATGGCTATACAAATATTAAAACACTTAAGACCTGAGGTTTTAAAAAATGCATGACGCACTGTGGCACCACAAAACTCCAGAAGTATGTCCAAACTGTGGAGAGCATCTAGTTGGCGATGGATATAGCAATGGGGATCCTGTAAGATGTCCCAATGCTTTAGAAGA